GTGCACCTATTGCTGCTCCTATACCAAGTGCAACATCTGCCACTAACAGGGCCAGGTTCTTAAAGAAAGCCCCTACGACAAAAACACCGCCCGTTATAACACCAAAGCCCGTATTAGCTATACCTGTCATCTTCGCAATCGCATTACATACGGCAAATATAACTGCAATCAATGCAATAATTGCAAGGATAATCCATGTTATAGGACAAGCCAATAAAGCTGCATTTAATCCATGCTGTGCCGCTGTTTCCGCAAAGGTGGCACCTGTCGCCATCATCGTAGCTGCCGCATGTACAGACTTTGCGAGTGCCATAGCTCCGGTCACAGTAGCTACAATAGCACTGACTAATAAATATGCCCCTAAAGCCGCTATAACACCATAAATGATAGGTGATATCCAAGACCAATTATCCATAATTACCTGTGCGAAATTAAGTGCTGCATCCATTGCAGCTGAAAGTACAGTTGCAATGATACTGATTGCATTTGAAAGATTAAAGGTAAGAGATTCTATAGTTCCCCAATTTGACGTAATTACATTAACAAATTGTAATACTGCCGGATATATCCTACTACCAATCACCTCACCTAAATCACCCCAACTGTTTTTCAGCTGTATAATTTGACTTTGCGGTGTATCACTCATGGTATCGTACAGATTTGCCCAAGATTCGCTGATTACATCATCCAAAACAAGGGCTTTTTCCATATCAGTACCAGTCTCTATGATCTTCTGCTGGGCTTTTGTTAATTCAAACCCTTTTTTTGTCAAACCATCGTAACTACCATTCAGGGCTTTACCAAGTTGAGTTGCATAATCAACCATTTGCTGATAATTAAGTTCTGCACCACCAGACATACCGGCAGCATAATTACTCAATGTGTCCATCATGGACGTAACAGCATTTACGTCAGAAATGTAAGTTGACAGTTCGCCAGCTCCACCAATCATGATTTCATCGCCGTAGATACCCTTACTTTGTATTTCAGACGCTTTATCCTTAATCTGGTCAAAAGCCACTTCAAGCGGGGAGGTGTTTGCATCCACGTCAATTGTGATGCTGGTACCATCAAGAGTATTTGACAGTGTAGTAAGAAGTTGTGTTTCCCCTTGCAATTGCGTGTCAAATAGACCCATACTCTGCGTTGCAAAAGAAAATATCTTTCTGATGATTGCAAGGCCGCCAATCGCCGCAACCACACCACGTACTGCATTTTCTAATCCATGTGTTGCGGTTGTCCCGTCACGAACAACATTGTTAAACCGCCCCTGTTCATCCACATTATCCCGAATGTACCGTTCAGTGTTACTAACAGTCTGCTGCAACCTCATATAAGCGTCATTTGCGGCACTTACATCCATGTTCTGCATTGCATCGTTTAAATTATTCTGTTCCTGCACTGCTTGATTCAGCTGCGACCGTAGACGTTCTAATTCAGCATTAGCAGTATCGGTTCCCATGTTCACCGGGTTATTTTCAATATCAAGGATACGCTGCTGGATTGCTTGCAATCGCTGCCCCATTCCATTAATGTCCCGAATTGCCGAATCCGGTAGAATATCCATTGTACTTGCCGTCTGCTGAATCTGTAATTGTGTACTATTCAACTGTTCAAGCATAGTGTTTGTACTTTGAGCTTCCTGACGGAATCGGTCAATTCCTGTCCCTGTAAACACATCCAAGTTATCTGTCTGCCACTGAATAGGAATTTCCACAGGTGGAATATTAGAAAAGGAATCCCTGACAAGCCTTTCCGTATCACTCACCGTTTCGGAAAGCTGTAAATAAGCAGCGTTAATATTGCCTATATTCATTCCCTGCATAGCTGTATTTAAATTATCCTGCAATTGCAAAGTGTAATCTAACTGCCCTCTTAACCGCTCTAACTGCGAGTTTGCCGAATCTGTACCAACATTCAGGGGATTATTTTCGACCTGCTCAATCATACCCCTTAAACTTTGAACCCTGTTTTCTACGTTCTGAATATCATAAATCGCCTGCGGGGAAAGTATTTGTGATTCATTTGCTTGCTGCGTAATTCTATCTTGTGTACTGCTCAATTGCTCCAACAGAGTATTTACGCTTGCAATTTCTTGTTCAAAACGTTCTATACCAGTTCCGGTAAACACGTCCAGCCCCTCATACGATTCCCATTGCACCGGAATTACTACAGGTTCCGGGGGCGCATTAGGTTGAATTTCAGGTCGTATTGGTTCAGGATTTTCAACAAGCGGGGTCGGAAGGATTGGTTCAACCGGCACAGATATTGGTTCTTGATTTCCTCTATCCACCATAGGCATCAAAGGCGGTGCAACATCAGGGGTTGTCTGATTGTGCATTACTGCATTTAATTCATTCATGGCTGCCGTTGCCTGATTGATTTCATCCCTTGCACCTTCCAGTGAGGATGTGTCAATATCAGCGTTCATGCTCTGCTGCATATCAGTCATAGATGACACCGCAAGGTTTACAGAATTAATAATACCGTAAATCACGCTGGTAAACTGATCATTAAGTTCTATTCCTGTCTGAATGAGTGACACCGCCATCACCTACCTTTCTTTTTGGCTTTCTTTTCAGCCTTTTTCTTTTCTTCCTTGTCCTTTTCCACTTTTATCTTTATAGCTGCAACAACAAACGCTTTTTCCTGTTCATCCATTTCCAAAAAAACAGATGGCAATATGTGAAGTTTATGAAGGGCATAGTAAGCATAATTTGCTTCCCCATCCCCTTCTTCTATTAGTTTTTTGCTTCTTCCACCTTTTCATCTAACGTTTTCGCAAATCCCTGGAACCTCTGAATCCATGCACACAATTCAGAATATTCGCCAGGGTTATCAACCAGCGCATACAGCAATTCTTCCGGGGTCTTGACTCCATACGAATCCTGTAATTCTGCATCATACAAATCCGGGAACACTGTAGATGCAACTATCATCTTTGACAAGTACATTGAGGTGTTCAATTTAGGTCTGAACAAATTTGGCTTTCCTGTAACCTGAACTTCTACGGTACAGGAATCACGCATCGCTTCATTTTCTTTTGACCCAATGTGCCTGAACTCCCATTTCAGGGCTTCGCCGTTTTTATCCATTAAGGAATCAGTGGGTGCGTACATTTCATTTTTCTTCTCGACTTTGTTGGCCTTCATAAATTGGCTAAATTTCGACATTTTTGTTATTTCCTTTCTGTTGTTGGTTGAATAATAAAAAACCCCTTATATGACCTAATATAAAAGCCACACAAGGGTTTTCAACTGTTTAATTGGTAAGAAATCCGGTTAGGTTTGCAAAAGATTCCGGCATAGAGAAATCTTCAAAAGTTCCTTCAATTTCTTCATCTAAATACTCACCATCTGCATCAAATTTCGCAAGTACACCACCATCCGTATTGCAATCATACAGAATTATTGTCTGCCTACCCGCCCCGCTGGTAGGATCATCGTTGGTGATCTGCATTTCAAAATATATATCTTCACCGGTGTTTTTATAGTCAAGCAGTACCTGACGTAATACTGACTGGTTATAATGTGCCGTACCAGAAAAAGTACCTTCCATACCGCAACTTTTATGACCTAACATAATTGCACCAAGGCGGGGAACTGGGGTCTTTGTTTTCTCAACCTTGGCTTCCATTTCAATCATCTGCATGAAGTTGTATCTGCGTGTCCCAATGGTCAGGAAGCATTCCGCTAACTTTGCAGCGATTGTATCACGTGCTTTCATAGTAATGTTATTTTGCATTCTTTTTCACCCCTTCCTACTTAACCGTTGTAGTCATGTACAATTTACCCATTGCATTCACAACTTCAACTGCACCAGTAACTACAACTGCTTTTTTAGTATCTCCCTGTGCAATGGAAACATCAGAATCTGTAAAGTTTTCGATTGCCCCAAGTTCTTGTAAAATCTGACGTATTTTTACCAAGTCAGACCAAAGGGACATTCTGCCGGATGCGGTGTTTGGTACAACACCCAAATACTTAGTGTTGAACAGCACCGCATCATCATTCCCCAACTGGTCAATGACTCTGATGGTCTGATTATCCTTAAATACATCCCCCTGTGTGTCAAAAGTAGTTACCATACTGTTAATATCTTCAAGTACCCGCACATCAGAATTGACCTTGTGAAGTACCAGTTCACCCGCTTTGATTGCCGTAATCAACTGATTCTGTGTATAAGCAGTATCAACAGAAAAATCACCGTCATACTTTTTGTTTTGACAGGACTTATTCACTGGACAACTGCATTCTACACCCGTTACCCAATACACGAGGGATGCTTCTGACCAAGCTGCATCAGTGACTTTGTTCTTTACGCTGATAACACCCATATAATCAGCAGCATAATTATAAATAACCAACTGGGACTTGATACCCAGTTCATCACGCAACCGCTTATTGAATGCCACATATAGCTTCTTTGTAATTTCATCCGTTACCACAACACCCATCGTATTGTAGGTGTAGGATTCCACCTTGTCCAAATATACCTGATGTGCAGTTCCCGCAACTGTTCCATTTGTGCCCCCGGTCAGTGGTGTGGATGCTGTTTCTGCAAGCACACTGTCAGCTTTAAAAGTTACGTAATCATTTACAACAAGGTCTGCTGCCGTTGCAACCGTCTGTACATCGACCTTCACGGTTCCAAGATACGTTGTTACGTCATATTTACTTGAATCATCCGCATTTACCTGAATCACAATTTTCAGGTCATTCCCACGCGTCCCACCGTATAATGCAGTAGCAAACGCATTTGCTGCTTTATCGCCACCGCCGTTCAGGCGGTACGCGTATAAGGTTTTAGCATTCAAGAACAAATCACCAAGACCTTTCAGTTTGTCACTGTCAAAGGAATAACCAAAAATTTTCAGGCTGTTCTTCTGGAAATCTTCATTGGTGACTTCAAACACTTCATTTTCAATCCCCCAATCCAGTTCAAGGGGCATGGTTGCAATACCTCTATCAGACAGCGTTGCGGATGCAGATGCTGCCGATACAAAGTTTATGTATGCCCCAGGGAGTACTTTATTTTGTGTAGTAAAACCTCCACCGCCTAAAGCCATTTATTCCACCTTACCTTTCATATAATTTTCAATCAAATTGTCAACAGTTTCCATAGTGTACTTTTTCTTTTCGTCAAGAAGGGCATCCACCAAATCCCTGTTATTGCGGTATTTTACTGATGTAAGAATCTGCTCCTTGCTGAACTCAATAGGTTCAAGGACTGGTTCAGTGTTCTGAACCACATCAGCTACATCAGCTTTCTTTTTTGCTGCCATTTCAATCACCTTCCTTTACGTTGCTATTTACATCCATAGTTTCCATCGGTGTTGTTTCTTCCACCCTGTAAACAAAACAATCATAGCTGACAAAGAAATGCAACACCCCATCAACCACTTCATACTTCATTCTTGTCCCCCGGATGGGCTTATCATCACCTATCATGGTGATATTTTCCAAACACCAAGTCATTCTTTCCGCAACGTTATTACATTCTCGTTGCTTATCATACAATTCAGGAAAATACTGAATCACAAACTGGTTTTGTCTGAAATACCGCTTCCCAAGGAAAAGTTCAGTAGTTGGGTTCAAGCAGGAAATAAAAAAACAAGGCTCCTTCAAGTCTTGTTTGATTTCTTCCATGTGCGGTTCATAGCCAAATTCAGCATCTAGGTTGATGCTGATTGCTTCAATTATTGAATTTATCATTTCATACATCCCCCCAAATACTTTTTGATTTTATTTTCAAGTACCCTTGGGGCAATCTTTTGAAGTTCCTGTTCCGAAATCGTCATCATGAACTGCCCTTTTACCCAGCCTTTGTGGTTTGCCGTCCTGTGACCGTATTCAACATAGGATGCATATTCAACCGGATTGATAATTTCAATCACATAGGTGTCACCGTTTTTGTGAATCGTCAATGCTTCCGCATACCCTTTTGCGGATGACTGCCCTTTACTTCCGATCCACCCACGTCTTAACGTACCACCCTTTTTCCCTGTACCTTTGGGATACTGTCCGACTGGGGTTCTTTTAATGACCATAGCCAACAGCCTTGCAGCAAGTTCCTTTGCGCACGATTCCACAAATGCATCTGGGTCTTGCAGCTTTTCCAACTGCTTTTGAAATTCTTTCAGACCTCGTACATCAAACCGCCCCATTTTCGCCATTCTAAGCCCACCTTTCAAATAAGTCAAGAATGATTTCTTGATGGGTAGAATACAATGCCGGCACACTACTATAGGTATAATCAGTGGTGACCCCTGTCTGTGTGACGGTGATTTTTGCCCCAGCCTTTATGAGTATCTCCGGTGAAATGAACAACTTTACAATTTGTGAAATATTTGCCGCTGAATCACTTTGAACCGTGGCCTTTATTGTCTCAAATGACAATTTACAGGACTGATTTTCCAACACAATCACGTCTGTGTAGCTGATCAGTTTCGTCACTTCATCTTTTACTTTCCTGTGTTCTGTGACTGTTGCAACACCTTCATATGTGCTTTCAATAGCCCGTCTTGCAGCCTTTCTTGCTGCACTTATCGCCGCTACCATCTTAACCGCCTATATGACGAAAATTCAACCTTGCCATAGGAAAGAAGGTAATTGATAAGTGTATTGAGCCGCTGCTCTGGGGTAAGACTTCCTTCACCAGTGGCAAACACAACGTTGGTATCACCTTCCTGAATCTGCTTTACTGCGCAATCCAAATCAAGGCCAACAAGGTCATCCGGTGCAAAAGTCTTTTTCGCAAGAAGAAATTCACCAACAGCCATATCAATGGCAATGTGTTCCAAGCCTTTCGGCACGTCCTTCAAATTAACGTCATTCTTGATAGTGCTGCGTACTTTCTCAACACAAAAGGTCAAGACAAATTCATCATCTGTCTTGACCTCATATTTTAGTGATTCCAGCCGCATTTTTACCGCTTTTACATCGAACATATGGTAATCACCGCCTTTAAATTATCCTCTTGACTTAATTCGTGCAATCGGAATAGCCTTGTGGTTAATGTAGCTTCTGTTCGCCGCCACCGATTCACCAGAATGAACCAGTGACCAGTTGGCACCGTCCTTCAACTCTTCATCTTTTGGCGAAAGGGTTACCTGATTTTTCTTTTCGTATGACAGACCAAATGGGGAAAATACCTTTCGCTGTCTTGTGTAAAGAGTATCCTGACCACCGTTGGTTTTAGGGTCACGGTTCATTTCATAAGGTACTTTTGCCCCTAAATCCTCATAGGAAATTGAACCGTTACCTAGTACATAGGTTGTATACTCCGTGAATGCATCAATGAAAACAACAAAATCACCAACTGCCGGAGTGGTGTAACTATCTGCTACCGGGGTAACGTCTGTAAGCTTAATCTGCTTTCCGGCAACAGGTGTTGCAGTATCAGCAACAATTTCTAATACCCCTGCATCCGTTGCTTTCCCCTTGGTGTAAAAACCAGCCTGTTCCTCGGTTGGCATATCGTCATCAATGACAACCAGTTTGCCGTTCCAAGTATACAGGTCAAGCTCTCTTTGAATTCCGTCTTTATCCGTGTACTTTAAGTGCGCTACCAGATTAAGGTTTTCAAGATTGGTTGCAACATCACTGTGCATGAACACCAAGCTGAATTTCTTCTTATTCGCACCACAAGCCTGATTGGTTGCACTGTTCAGCGTAGTGGCCGACATCTTACCTTCAACCTTTTTTGTCACATCATAAGTATGGTTGTTAACAAATTCAAGGTTTTTCACCCCAGTCATGGAGAAAATACCATCCAGAACAGCAAGAATAGTATCCTGGTCAAGCCCATCTTTGTATTCTGCTACCTGATCTGCAATGTTCTGCATAAAATCAACACCACCGGTAATGTCATAACTAAAATCACGCTCTACCCATGCCTTTGCACGGCCAACGACCACTACACCCTGTTCGAAAGTCTTGGTGCTGGTAGCTGTGATATCAGTCTGACCATCATAATTGAGTGCGTCACCATCCAGCAAACCCCGCATTGCGATACGTGCATAGCTGGTACCGTTCTGTGCAGCAAACACCGCTTTAATGTCGGGATTTCCCGCAAGTGCTCTTGATTTCTTAATCTCGTTCATTTTCAAGTTTGGCACTCTACCGACCATGTACCGGAATGCTTCCGGATTAAAACTTTTTGAATCAAATTTTGTATTAGGCATATTCTATTACCTTCCTTTCTTTTACTCCAATGAACCTTCTGGGTTCTCTGCCAAGAAAGCACAAAGTTCATCGTAACTCATTTTCGATGTGTCAACATCTGCACCGGGTTTATTATCACCAGAAGCCCCCGGTTGAAATCCCTTGAATGTAGTTGTCTGCTGCTGGGCATCAAATAAGAATTTAGTATCTTCCCCTGCCGTCAATGCTTCAATCTGCTCTTTCAACCCTTTGACATTTCCGTCCTTGTCCAGTTTGGAATCAGTAAGGTCAAGCAGTGCTTTGACCGCCTTGATATTTTTCGCCTTTGCCCCGGTCAGTGCCTTTTCAACAGCAAAATCAACTTTCAACTGGTTCATTTCTGATTCATGGGTCTGTTTGGCGGTTTCATTGTCAGCCTGTAATGTTGCAATTTGCTGCTTCATTGCTTCTGCATCACCTGTTGATGCTTTCAGGGTTTCTAACTGGGTATCTCTATCCTTAACCTGTGTTTTCAGCCCTGAAACTTCCGTTTGCAAATTCTTGATTTCAGAAGCAGATGCAGATTTTGCATTTTCAATATCCGCTCCGTTAATCTTCATAATGCTTTCAATCTGCTCTTTTGATAATCCCATTTCTTCTAACTGTTTTCTTGTCATATTATGACCATCCTTTCAATTACGTTTTTCTACGTGTTCACTCACACATGAATAGTTGGTTTGCACGGTTTTACGTCTTGTCTGCCCGACATTATAAAAAGCACCCTTTTCGGATGCTTTTTTGATGCCATTTAACCCATGGCTGGAAGATAATTAGATCACCTTACCCTTTCTACTCAATACGGTCAATACCATATTCAACAGCACAAATGTGTTCAATCTTGCAGCCACGTTTTTCTTCCCAACCTTTTGCAAAATATACAACATCTGCTTTTGCCAAATCAGCAATAGACCGCGCTAAATATTCAAGTGGCTTTGCATCAGTGGAAAAGTCAGTATAGAATGTATCAATTACTTCTACCTCTTCACCAATTAGTTCCCTTGCTTTTTCAACAGCAGTCTGTCTTTCTAATAAAATTTCCTCATCAGTTTTGCCGTTCATTGGTTGAGAAATAAACAGTCTCTTCAAGCTCTTTACACCCCCTTTCTAAACTCATATAACCGCCATATAACCATATAAATACAGTCTGTGATAACTTGTTAAGGTATGAAAAAACACCGCCTATATGACGGTGTTATCAATCCCAATGTGTTTCATCTTTTGGGTACAATTCTAAGACATCAT